GGGTGTTATTACTAATCCTTTAAAAGCCTGCCACTTAATAATTTCTTGTCCCTCAGTTAAAAAAAGAAAACCGGGATTCCACTGTGTATACCCTACTGTTACTTGTATGTCAGGCCAAAAGACTGATACTATTTTAGGCCAAATAATAATTGCAGCTACTGCAGATAATGCAATAATACGCCGTGTAATTTGAAAACCTTTATTCTCATAACGTCTTGCTAAGTCAGTAGCTTTTGATTTAGCAGCTAATCCACTTATTGCTCTTTGAAAAGCATCTTGTTTAGCTTTTTGACTTTGACTCCAAATAGTCATTACTCCAGATAGTAATCCAGAGCCAACCATCGTTATAAGTTCTAAAGGTATACCAACCATCGTTTAGTAAAGTCGATTATGTGAGCAGTTATACTTACCAGTTTTACCACCCTTTTTCATCTTCTTCATATAACCACCACCCATTTTATAGCCCATTTTATTACGAACTTTAGAAGGTAGTTTTCCTAAAGACTCTTTCTTATCTGGAGGAACTTCCATAAGTTTTTTACCAGCTTCAGCTTTTATTTTAGATGTACGATTAGTTGAATTAATAACTTCTTTCATATCCATATCAGGCATAGAAGTATAATCTTCTCTCATTCCTTTAGAAATTTTACCACCTTTTTGCATTTTCTTTTTACCGTACATTTGTCTCTCCTGTTAATTAGAATTAGGTACTAGATTGTCATCTGCACCTGCAGGACTTGCTGGCGCTTGCATATCATCTCTACGTGTTCTACGTGCCTGATTGCGCTGTAGATCAAGTACTTGACTGTACTGCTGTTGATATAGTCCAGCAGTTTGATAGTCTTTTTGAAACATTGAAGCTTCAACCATACAAGCATTAAACAAAAGATCATAACAAAAATCTGTAAAATAGTTTGTGTTGCTTGCTGAAGTAAGTGTAGTAGGTCTAGAAATGTAAACAACCTCTCCTGAATAGGTAGAGGCTGGTGTAGGAGCAACTACTACTGTTGAGCCATTACGTTGACCATAGTAACGTGGTTCTGAAGTTGAAGCACTTACAGGCCAGTAGTCATTAATAAATTCATCAGTTCTCATAAGAAGATTAATCTTAGAACTATTACTTACAATATTAATATTTTTAACAATGCGTGTGCCACTTGGCAGTGTAACTTTATTATTACCACTAGACACAGCAACTGAAGTATAGGTAACTAACCCATAATCATCTAGGTCTTTAACAAGTCTTTCCTCTGCTCTATTCACCATATTTGGAATAAAGTTAAGAAACTCGGTGCTATCATTTTCAGTAGCAGCGATTAGTTCATTGACCAGATAAGTATAGTTAGCCATAGAATACAGCCACCGTAGCAGCAGACGTAGGTGCAGAAACTTTTACTGTTCCATTCATATCCATGCCTAGATCAGTAAAATAAATTTCTGAAGCATCATTTGCAGTTGTTAGAGTAAACTTAATATTGTTACCCTTAATATTTCCATAAGCATCTGTTGAAGTACCAGTGATAAGGAAAGTACCTACACCAGTAGCAAATAGAGAACGAATGCGAGTATCAGAAACTGTTACACTTGATGTAACATCTAGAACTGTACCACTGCCTACAACATATCCTTCTCGAAGAGTTGTTGTCATTTTAGCCTCTCATAAATGAGTATTAATATTTTTTATTATAACACTAGATTATAAAATAAAAAAGGCAAAGGAGTGTAAAAAGAATTGTTTCTCTCTACACCCCCATGCCTTAGTCTAGTTCAACAGATTCTTAGGAGGAACCTGAAGCACCATAAAAGCCACGCCAATCGGACCAACCGAAGCTGTACCGTTCACGAGCCTTGAACCGGAGATTACCAGTGTCAAAATCTGGTTCCATCTTTGTTGCAAGCTGTGCACGAACAAACATCTTGCTACCATTAGGAACATCAGTTTTAAGATACCAAGCATTGGTGTCAGTAAACCGACGATTAACATAGAAACCACCGGGAACAAGACCCTGATTACGAATTGAATTGATCTTGTTCTGATTGGTTGCGCCATTCGTTGCCGTTGTTGGGTTTACACCAATAACAGTCGTCATCTGGCTGTTCAGAATCTGGTCTGCAGTAAATGCAAGATCAGATGGAACATGAAGTGACTCAGCCTGTGCACCGATTAGAATGCCACGATCATCTTTGGTTTTTGAGATTGTGATAAGCGCAGTCTCAAGTGAAGCCTCAGAAAGATCGGTAGCACCCAAAGTATTGGATTGATTTCCATCACCAATAGTTGGATGTGCCGCTGAGAATAGTGCAACACCATCACCACCAAGATAGCTTGCGCTAAAGCCGTTATTGAAAACGTCTGCAGCTTTTACCTGCTTGGTGTTTGCCATTGCACGGGCAAGACCACGCGCACGAAGTTTGGCAAAGGTGTCATAAAGGTTGTCTTCCATAGCTTCTTCAGTGACTGCGAAAGCAAGGGCAACTGTCTCGTGTGTGTACCGAGCAGTGTAACCTTCCTGTGCGTCGTCATACTGAACTGCAGCACCTTCACTTTTAACAGGTGCAGTGCCGAAGCCGGTGAATAGAACTTCTTCTTCAAATGCACGATCTGAATTTTCTACTTCGTAAAGTGGTTCATGTTCATTATCCACTTCACCATATTCCATTCCAAATATAGCATTTAGACCGGGAAGAAGTTCTTTTGCAATACTAGAGCGATTAATAGCCATTGTTATTTACTCCTTCTTCCCTTAGTTAACTGAAGCATCAGCAGAAATATAGGCATCAACATGCTTGACAATACGTACTTCAAGCTGTGGGAATGCGACTTCTGCAGCGACATCAGGGTTGTTACCCGGTTCGTCAACAAAGGCAATAGGACGAAGCATACCAGTACCGGTAGTACGTGTACTAGCATCAAGACCAAATCCTGATTTACCTGTGTAAGTTGAACCAGCTCCTAGAGTAACATTAAAATTTTGTGAGTTAATGTCACCAATAGAGACTGAAGCATCAGCCTGAATAACAAAAGTTGCTTCTGGGTTATCAACAACCATTGCATAAGCTTCTGTTACAGATGTACCAGAAGGCCAGTAAGCTGACCATTTTGGTTCACCATTAGCGACATAACGGCAACCCATAAATACACCTAGTGCTTTATCGGTTGTAGTTGCAAGGACGTTTACGTATCCTGCAGCATTCGTAACAATATCTCCAGTAAAGATATTTGAATTATAAGCACTGGCAATACGATATTCATTTTGACCAGAACTATTAGGTGCACCACCACGAATGCGAGAAGGACGTAGACCGTCAAGTGCTTTTGTAGTAGACATATTACACTTTCCTTTCTATGTTCTATACATTGACATGTACACTTATCGGCCTACAGTATTCAACCCTAGTCCTGAAACTTGGGTTGTTTACCGCGACTAATTTGTGTACGGCTTTGATTAGAGATAGGCATTCGAGAATCTGAACTATTCATTAGCTGTGCATTAACTGCATCAACCATTTCTCGACTACGGTTCTCATAAAATTCTTGACGAGATTCAGCAAGCTCTGCTGGCATTTTTGCCAAAGCTAAGTCTCCACGACAGACTGCACCTTCATATCGTCCACCCTCTCTCACGTCAGAGGACTGTAGCATTTCAGGAACTTCTTCTGCTTGTACAAATTCCCAACCCTCGGCTGTCCGTTTACCTACGTTTTGATAGTCTTCTTGATTACGAATACTAATCCTAATCCATCTTAGTGCCATACCTTCGTTATCAAAACGAATACGAACTGATGGAGGAATCTCTAGCCAATTAGGTTCTTCAAATGTTGTACGACGTTGATCCATTTCCCTATTATTACTACTACGTGATTCATTTCGTGTTGTCATTGTAATATCCTTCCCACGCTATTAAGAAATTTCTGTGTACTCGCCATCGGCTTGTTCAGCCTTTAGCTTTTCCGCAGCATATTGTTCAAGTGAAATACCCCACTTATTAGCTCGTCTAACATCTTCTTGAGATAGTTTGACTTTATTGCTTCGTGAGGCTTGCGGTGTGCGTGAAGCACCTGCAACTACTTGAGCAGAATTTGACGGAGTATCCTGCAACCGTGGTGTTGCCACTTGCTGACTTGCATCAGCTACTGGCTCTTCATATAAGTGAGGAAATTGGTTTCGTAGTTTATTATCAATTTCCTCATAAAAATCGTCATCCGAAGGATCATAACCCTCGCTTTTTAGTTCTGCATCTGCAGCTAGTGCTGCTGCAGTTCTAATCTGGTCTTGACCAAACCAAGGATTTTTACTTGCCCAAGCTACAGCTTTTGGATCATACTGACTTTGCTGCTGCTCTGGCATATGCTGTTCAGGTGTCTGACCTGCAGCCTCAATACGGGCATTATATTCTTCCCATGCTTGCTGCTGCTGTTTAACAATCATAGACTCAGCATAAGCCTTAGACATTTCTTCTTGTGCAGCAAGCATACGATCTGTATCACCAGAATCTGCTGCTTGCTTAAATATTTCCCTAGCTTGCTCAATACGACTACTAATTTGTCCTTGAGTACTATCAATGCTAGTTTTTAAACTACTCGATAATTCTTTTTCTTTAGTTTTTACAGAACCACGAAGATTTTCTACTTCACTACGAAGCTTTTCAATTTCTTCTTCGCGTTCCTTACGCTGACGAATTAATTGTTTAATTCTTTTTTCAGCGCCTTTTGTTTTAATTCCATCAAGCTCTTCAGGTTTTTCTTCTTCCTGTGCTTCTGCTGTGACATCTTGAACTTTATCTTTGTCAACAGTATTAGCTTCTTGCTTTAGTTCCTCCGACTGTTCTGCTGGTTCACTGTCTTCAATCTCATATTCTACTGTTGAAGTTTCTTTATTAGAACCAGAAACATCAATTTCAGACCATTCTTCTAGGTCTACTTGTGTTTCAGTATCACTCATTACTCTTCCTTTCTTATCGCTAGGTGCGAAACTAACGGTTACGGCTTATAATTAGTTATTATAAACTAATTAATTTAGTTAGACAAATTAAATGTTGGGTCTAGATTACTAGGGTTGTCTACACGCATAATAATCTGGTCGTCAAATAATAGTAAAAGTTTTACACCCTTATAAACAAACTTCTGACCAATAAGTTTACCATAAGCTACATAGTCACCCTTTTTACACCAAGCACCATTTGGAAACTTTACTTCGTCGTCATAAGCTAGATCACCAAGGGCTAAAACTTTACCTACAGTTGTTAAATATGCAATATCGTCTTTTGTTGAGTCAGGTAAGAGAATACCACCCTTTGTTTCTTTTTTAATTGAAACAGGACGAATTAACACATGATAACCCGGTAATTTAGGTAAATCCTCGTCTTTAATATCTACATCTTCATCAGTAATCCACTCAGAATTAGATACTGCTTTACCCATAGAATGTACTTGCATTATTGTTCCTCTTCGTATACTCGAATTTTTACAATGTTTTGAATGTTTTCTTTCGCCAGTTCTAGTCCTTCTATTCTTCCGACTACCTGACGATACTCATCATAACTTGAACTTCCGCCATATGCAAGTAAATTTTTTAAATCTTCGACTTGTTTATCAAGCTCTTTTGTTATTTCTTCCCATAGTGTCATTAATTTTTGTTAGCCTCTTTTGCAAAACCTGATATCATATCAGCAGCTTTCAGCATCTTGGCTGTATCTGCAGATTCCTGAGACTTAGCAAGGTCCATAATAGCATCAAGTGCTGCAATAGCCTTCTTAGCATTACGATCCTTTTCTTTTTCTTGAACATTAATAGAAGTACGAATACCCTCTTTCATCATGTCAATCTGTATCTGTGCTTCCTTCAGGTCAAGTTCGCGGTTCTTCATCGCAGCTTCAACACTTTCCTTAGCTGTCTGTGCCTGTACCTTAGACTGCTCAACTTGTAGACGCTGCTGTTCAATCTGAACCATCTGAGCTTCAGGTGTAGCCATCTGCTGCATTTGTGCTGCTGCCTGATTAGCTTGAGCAACCTGTTGTGCTGCTTCAGCCATAACCATTTCCATAACTCTAGGATCATTAGGATCAACCTGACCAGATGCAATAGCTTCTGGACCATACTGTTCAACAAGCTGTTGGGCTGTTCCTTCAACTTGTTCCTGATATTTCATAATCATATGTTCCTGCATGTTAGCTTGAAGAACAGGAACAATACGCTGCATTAGAGGATTAGCACCATTTTGAGGGTCTTGAATGTAAGCCATCTTAGTTTGAATGTGTGCATCATGGTTCTGACCCATAAAGGCTTTAATTGGCAGACCCTTAACTGCAGCCATAATATCTGAAACTGGATCAAGTGGTACAGACTGTGGCTTGCGTGGCATAATCTTGTCAAGGTTTGGTAAATTAGCAGACTGTAGAATAGAACGATTAAGTTCTTCCATGTCAAACATACCGGGAGGTGACTGCTGTGCAAGCTGTAGAGCCATCTGAGCCATCATCATGCGGTGAGCATTAGAGGGAATGTTAGGATCAGATACTGGAATAATATCAATTCGACCATCAAAGTCTGACTTGTAAATTGTTAGTGTATTTTCTGGAATATCTACAAGTGATTCTTCAGGTAGATATTCATAGTTAATACGACCAAGAATTTTAAATTCGTCTTTTTGAGATTTGTGTAGGCGCTTGTGAATAGCAGAAAAGAATTTACTGCTTGCTTCAAGTAGTGCCATTGTTGTACCAACTGGTCCATAACTTGCTGCATCAGATACAATCTGTTCTGTACTGTCAGCAAACTTTTGAGCAGCAGCAGAAACAAATCCTAACATTTGGAATAGAGTATTCGAAGGTTCTTTGTATGGTAGTGGTATAATCATCTTAGACAGATCATTACCAACTGCCTCAACTTCTTTCCATTCACCGGGAGCAATAGGATCATTATCTCCAACCATTCGCAACCCTTTAGCTTTAAAACCTCCGGGTAGATTAGCAAACTGTCCAGCGTCAACTAAGCCACGCATAGCAGCAGTAGCTGTCATTGTAAGATTGCCAAGGAAATGAATTAAACCCAAACCATAGAAACCAAAGCCGGGTACAAAACGATAGTGTGTAAAGAATATTTTCTTTTCTCTACGCTTATCTTTAATATCATAGTTACGACGAATAGAAAGAACTCGTCTCGTTTTCTGTTCAATAGTTACAATATATGGAAGTGACAGACCGTCATTATCTCCGTGAAACTGCTTCGGTAAATCTAGATAGCAGTGTTGTTCAAGAAGAACATATTGTGGGTCATTTTGTGAAGAAGGGGAAAGACCCAAGATCGTATCCATCTTCTGAGCCATTGGGGTTTGTTCTGGCATAGAAGCATCAGGCAGGTCAACGTCGGCATACATACCTGCGGCTATGTCGCGTTGCATTTCAACTGGACTACGATAAATCACATGAGTATAACGGTCTGCCCGTCGCAGGTCCGTCGCATAATAACTAATATAAAATTGATCGATTGGAACAAATTCAGATACAGGACGGTTTAAACCCTGATCAAAGTATGTTTTTTTGAATGCTGATCCAATAAGGGGTAGATGAAACAACATACGTTCAAATTCGTCAAAGTATTCTGTAATCTGATCAGTAACTTGATAGTTCATAAATTCTTTGACACGATTAGCCTGTTCCTGCTTCTCTTCAGTAACATCACCAACAATTTGTGACTTTACAGGACCGGCAGGAGGAAATAATTCTTGTGTAGCTTTTGACTGAAACTTAACTGCTGACTCAATAAGAATAGGATGCACAGCAGTACAAGCACCCTCAAATGGTTCAGACGCTTCTTCAAGTTTTAGACCTAGTAGATCAAAACCACGTTCAAACATACTTTCCCATTCTGAACGTGATTCTTTATCTGCTTCAAAGTTATCTATAATTTTAGCAGCAATTTCTTCTAGCTCATCTTCATCCATATCTTCTGCTAGATTACGATAAAACTCTTCTGGCTCTTCTTTTTGCTGTACCTTTGATCTTTCATCTGGTGGAGGACGAAACTCAACAACAATACCACCATCTTCTGGGTCAATCTCCATAAGAGCTTCATTGCCGTTCTCATCTAGTTCACCAGTAGCTTCAATCTCAATTGATAACTCACCTACTGGAATTGGATCAAAGGGATTACGTTCAGTTGCCATTTTTTATATTGCCTTTGGTTGGTAATTATATGGATTACGTTCTACTACAGAACCGCCTTGTTTTTTATTATTATCTTTTTGTAAAAATTTTCTTTGTGCATTCTTTTTAGCTTCTGGTGGTAGCTTGCCTGTATGGTGTGCTTTCTCATACATTTGAAGCATAGCATTTCTATCACCTTTTACAATTTTTTTAAGAAGATTATCGCCAAAACCTTTAGTTTTATCTACTGTTTTTTCAAACATATCTCCGAAAAAAAGTAAATCTTGTTGCTTATCTGTTAATGAAAAAATATTCTTACTCTTTTTCAAATCAGCCATCCAAGGTTGTTTACCAATTAATCTTTCTAATCTATTAATTGCTGGAACTATTGAACCATCTAAAAATTGATAAGCACCCTTTGCAGAAGTTTTTTTCTTTTTACCAACAGGTATGTTTTCTGCTTTATAATTATTACTACTTTCTGTATTTCTAGTTAATTCTGCAAACTTTTCTAAATTTTTATAAGCTTCCTCTTTATCTTCAAACTCTACTCCTAGTCTTTCTATAACTTTATCAAACATAAGATTTTTATCAAAGTCTTCAGATACAGGAGGTTTTACTTTAGGAAGAGGAGCTTCTTTTTCCTCAGAATAAATCTTAGAATAATCAGGTTTTACTTTAGGAAGAGGAGCTTCTTTTTGAGATTCTTGAGTCATAATAGGATTTACATTATTACTAGGTACATTATCCATTGAAGGTAATCCTCCTATAATAGGTACTAAACTTACTAAACCTTTGCCAATCATTATATTGCCCTCTTCACAAGAAATATTAATAAGTATGATAATATATCACATAGTTAAAATTTATACAACTTATACATATTTAAAAATATAATCCTGTACTGTCTTGCCTACGCAAGTCATGCCTAAATCATTACAGATGTAGTCAGCAATATCCTGTCTAGAAATACCAAAGCTCTCACAGTTATTCTTAATCTCAATATTAATTACTGGCTTAGTTCGTTTAATGGTTTCTGCTGCACCCTTGAGAAACTGCATTTCAAAGCCTTCTACATCAACCTTGATATAGTCTACATTATCAAACTCAAAGCTGTCTAGAGTACGCATTTCTGCAGTATACTCTGCATTTTCTGCAGCTATAGACGCTGTACCGCTATTACCCTCTGTTACATAGCCTAGTGATATTTCTTTTTCGTACTTGTCACCTAAAGCACAGTCATAAATTTTGTATTCATTCTTAGACTCACTCAAGTTTTTATTTAGACAATCTCTATGATCTTTAATTGGCTCGAAGCAGATTGTCATGTTAAACATACGAACAAGATCAACTGCCCATGTTCCTACATGTGCACCAACATCAATAGCTGTACCATAGTTATTTACAAAACCCAAGCTGTGAAACCTGTGTGGTTTCTGATATTCTTCTCCGTTAAAGTGATTATCCTTAACTGGAAAGTAAAACTTATTTCTTTTTTCTAGTATTGTAGATGACATTGTTATACCCCTTCTTCTTCTTATTCTTTTATTATTGTCACTACACTAGTAGTAACACTAAACTCTCCAGTATGCAACCCTTTTCTGTCGTCTTGGGTTTTCATCGTCTTCCCAATCAGCATCTTCAATATGTTCAATACGCCAGCTTTCCTTTAGATATAGCGCAGCCATAGTCAAGGCATCAACTTGGTCGTCATGTGGTGCATACGGAAAAGTGGTTACTTCTTCTGCTAATTCGTCAGCCCACTGTTTGTATGCTGGCAGATAGATACGACCCGACTCAAACAGAGGCGTAATAGCATTCAGCCGTGTTGTCTTGTCTTTGTCTGGATTGTATTCCAGAACAGGCAGACCAGCCCTACGCATATCCTGAATTAGCGACTGACCACTAGCTTTCTTTTCTACCAGACAAACATCCGGCCTGTGTGTTTTAAACTGGTCTTGAGCAATTCTTCGTAGGTCTGGATACTCATACCTACCTCTCTTGCTGCCAAGCAGTATCATATTGCTTACAAGCTGTTCTACGCCAGTATCTTCATCTTCATATACTGAATGAAAAATACCCCATGTCTGTATCACACTAAAGTCTGCTGTGCTGCTAGTAGAAAAGGCTGTATCGTATGTTTGCAATACAAACTCACATGGTGGAGGATCGTCATTCTCCCACCACTGTATCCAGTCTTTCTTTACAATACCACCCTCATCTGGCGTTGGATTCTGCATGTACAGACTATCCCAATACTTAGAACCGTTAGTAGCACGTATTTCCATCTCGTCTAGTCGTAGAACATCATCACTCTTCCACTCAGGGAAGTATGACGTACCTACAGGTAGTCCTAGTAGATCAGAGGAGTCTTCATCTACCCAAGCTGGAATAGACACAACATGCCATCTTTCTGATGGTTTAAGATGCCAGTCCATTTTTTCTTCTTGCTTTAACAACCAGCCACATAGATCATCATAGTGATAGCGAGTATTAATAATAATAATTCTACCATTAGGCATTAGACGTGTACGAAGACCTGAAGGATACCACTCCTTGATGTACCTTCTTCCTGCTGCACTGATAGCATCCTCCTCAGACATTGCATCGTCTAGTATAGCTATGTGTGCACCACGTCCTGCTATCTGACTACGCACACCTGCTGCATAGTAAGACCCACCACCTGATGTCTTCCACTTGCCTGCAGCACGTACATCCTGCCTTAGCAGTACTCCCTTAAATACCTTTTGAAAGTCTTCTTCACTTACTAAGTCACGTACAGACCTACCAAAGTCACTAGCTAACTGATCAGAGTGACTAATAGACATTATTTCATGATTAGCATGTTTACCTATGTACCATGCAGGAAATAGCTTAGAACAGACAACAGACTTAGAAGAACGTGGTGGTAGAAAAACCATAAGCCTTTTTATATTACCATCTTCTACTTGTTGTAACTTATCTGCTAGTACCTCAATATGACGACCCATCTTAAAGTCGGAGACAAGAAGAGGAGCAAACTTCTTGATGAAAGACAAGAAATCCTCATTAGACTTTCTGTATTCTAATTCTTTAAGATTATTTCTTATAGACATAAGAATATTAAAGTTTATTTCTTTTACTTGTTCTTCTTTTTGGTTATGATGATTATTTAATACTGTTGCCATAATGTCACACTTTCTAATTATTTTAATTAATATAGCACATGCCTCTTGTGAAGACAAGAAAAACATGATACCCTTATCCCTAGATTACGAAGAAGGCTTTTATATAGTTATATATAGTATAATATAGTAGTATATAGTAGTATATAGTAGTATATAGTAGTATATAGTAGTATATAGATGGTCTAAGTAGTAGCGAAGCTAGTCTTAGACTTAGCGAAGCTGTCTGTAGATGTAGTTCTACACTAGATGATCAAGCCTAGTTATTTTTTATATTTTATACCCCCCACCCCCCATGTAAAATAAAACAAGGGGGGTGTTTTTGTTTGTACAGTGTGACATTTTTATCACAGTTTTATTTTATATTAGCAAGCCTTTTTATTTTTGGTCTGTATATGTCAGGGGTATATATATATATAATAGCAGCGGCACATTTTTTTTGGTGGGGTTGCTCTTTTGTTCTTGTTCTGTTCTGCCATGTTCTTGCTATGTTTTTATTTTGTTCTTAAATGTTCTTGTTCTGTTCTTGTTCTGGTTCTTTTCACTGGAACATAGAAGAACAAAACAGGAACAAACCATAAACTGCTTAAAAAATAGGCAATATCCTCCTAGTGCTTAATAAATAGGCATACCACCCCTGCCTGCCTCTTAATTGTGCAGAAGATTATTCTGTGACATTATTGCAACACATTCCCTGCTTTTCCGCCAATTCTCTAAACTTGGCATGGTTATTACATGGAAAAAACATATCCCAAATGATTATACTTTATAGATATAAAAGATGATTGGAATAATGTTTCAATAATCATTAAAAATGTTTTCATAAATTATTTTTGAGAAATATTGTTTCGTTGTTTATATTTTCTTTGAAATTTTGTTTCGTTGTTTGATGATTTGTTGTCACTTTGTTTCAAAATAACACCTAAACCATTGAAATATAACGATTTGGATTAGATTTGACAAT